CAGTAAATTTGTAACTTCCTTTATTCGGCAAATTCGCACCTTTCAATGATGTACCACTATTCGAATTGCTTGAACTACCGCTGGATGCAGATTCTAGGTCTTGCCCCAGTACCCAAGAGTTTATACCTTCTAACAGAAAAGCGTATTTAGATCGTGATTGATTCACTTCTTTAACTTGCTTCACTTTGTAAGTCGAGCCTTTTACAAAGCTAGCGATTGACTGTCCTGTCTGATAATGAGTAGCACTAGTCTTCACTTTAACAGATGAACCAACAGCGTATTTGGTTGTCACGGTGGAAGTTGACGATCCAGAATTATTATTCGATGTGCTGTCTCCGTTGTAATATTTTTTGATTTGATCCACGAAATATTGTTTGATAGCTGCTACACCTTTTCCATGCAAATCCCACGCTCTGTGAGGACACGATGTAGAACTCAGTTCACGATGTAACGGAAAAACAGCTGAAGCAGGATTCAAACCATACTTCTTACATAAATCGGCAGCTAACTTAAATGCTTTTTGTTCATTCGCAAGATACGTGGATTCATTCCCCATGGATTGACATACTTCAATCCCCAAGTAATTAGCATTACCTTTACTGTTGCCTGTATGCCACGCCTTGTTGCTGTCCTTCTCAGCTTGGTATGTTCCATCGCTAGCAACGTAGTAATGAGCAAACCCTAAAGAAGGCGTATGACTTTCTAGCCAGTTTTTATAAAATGCTGCAGTTGCACCTTGGCTTCCGGCATCATTATGCAAAACGATTGCTGTCGGGTTTGATCCACGAGCACCTGCAATTCCTGAATAACTTACTACCATTTATTCCACCTCCACTAATTTGTGATTTGGCAATGACAACATATGACCTTCTAATTCAATCTTGGTAAAGATTTCGTTTGATCTTAAAACTTTGTATTTTCCTGTTAAGTAAAAGAAATCCCCAACTTGAAAACCGTCAAATTCTTTAGAAAGTCCATCCGATGTAACCTCTTTAAAACCATTTTCTTCGTATCGATCGACTGTCTCTGTTTCTCCTTTTTCGAATGGATCTAACTGGACATATTCTTCTCCAACTTCTTTTACTTGTAACTTTCCGAGTACAGTTACATAAGAACCTTCTTTAAACATTGTTCTTCCTCCTTTAGATATAGAAAAAGAGCGGCTTATTCAGCCACTCCTTGGTCAACGCCATCTTTCATCCCTTTTACCGCTGATTCGATTAATAGATTCAGCTCGTCTTCAGTGAACTTGATGCCATTCTTATTAAATAAGTCTACTAACTGAGCTTTTGCTTCTTGCAACTTAGCATCTCCATTTGCTTCTGCGTAAACTTGCTGAACTGCTGATACAACAATCGCCACATAGTTCTTCTTGCCTTCCAACTGAGCTAAGACACCTTTCTTCTTCAAATACTCTGAACCCTTTTGGCCAATAAATGCTGCCACCAAGCCAACCACAACAATCAATAAATTTAATAGTGCATCTTGTAATGCTTCCATCTAAATTCCACCTTTCAAAATAGTGTTCTCGTTTTTTAATGTTTCGTTTTCGCCTTCAAGTTCTTGGATCCGTTCATCTCGCTCTTCCACTTGCAACTCAAGAAACCCAATTTGTTCCTTGTACGCCGTCACTTGCTTCTCGTGTTCTTCCTTAAACTCCCTAAATTCCGATCTAACCGCTGCTAGTTCATCTTTGAACTCCTTAACTTGCAATCGATAGCCTTCAATAATGTTCCCCATGTTTTGGATATACAAAGCTTCTGCGTTGTTATCCCCTTCTGTTTTCACTTCTTCAACTTTGTTCTTCCCCTGCACTTTAGCCACTAATTTCGGACCGTATACCGCCGAAAGAAAAACGCCGATAATTGTCATGATTTGCGGAAATCCGCTGGTCCAAAATCTATCCATCTACTTCATCCTTTATAATTATTTCCTGTTGATGTGACTTCAGGATATTTGTGCTCATTAGCGCTATTGTGAAGCAATAAATCCACGATGGATTAGTACTGCCATCTATGAAAGTAACCAAGAAACAAGAACCTAACAGAAGCCAGAGAAACAGCAATACGAAGTACAGAGGGAGCTTGAGATACACATTATCAATTATCAATCCAAACACTTTCAAAGCACCGATGATGATAAACATCAAACCAAAATAACGACCACCAATAAATCCGAAGATATTATTGATAGCCGCATAAGCGTTTGAATATGAAAGAATGTTAGAATTGAAGAAGTGATAGAGCCCATAGCCGATTGAACCTAGAGAGAATGCGAAAGAGGTACTTCGTTTATTAATATAACCGAGTGTATGTCTAATTAATTTCCACATATGTCACCTGCTTTCCTAAAACTAAAAAACACTCTATTGAGCGTGCTGCCTTTTACGCCTAAACTAAATTTATTAAACTATACGCTGTTTTTTCTCCGAGAATCCTTGTTCCTACGTTATTTGGATGTGTTCCATCCACACCATCAAAGAATGCCTTGCGATTAAATTTATTAAATCCCAACTGATAGTAATCATCTTGACAAACAAGTTTATAATCTCTGGATATACTCTTACACAATTCGACATACTGTGTTAACAAAAGATTATGTGTATTAGTTTTAGTATCACTATCTTCTAGGAAATCCTCGTTTCCATCTAAGTAAAAACGATAGCCGGGTGTTTGGACCAAAATTCTTATTTGAGGATATTTTTCCAAAATTATTTCTAGCGATCTACGTAGGCTTCCGCCATATGTTTGTGTGTCGTATTTATCATCGGTGTTATCTAGGAAGACATCTGCATTCCAATCGTTTGTACCGTACCTTATAGTAATGTAATCAACCTTCGTGAAATCGATTGTCTTTATTGAATCCAATCTGCTACCAAAATAGCTTGGATAGCCTTGAGACGTATCTGCAATGGCCGTATCTTGCGCTGACCAATCTCCACTAACAATAGCTTCTGCAAGTCCTATCATAGAAAAAGCTTCCCATGGGCGCGGGTATTTTCCATAAGCCATTCGGCATCCGCCAAAGCCACAGTTATAAACAGTGGCTCCTGTAATTTGCTTGACTATTGTTGAAATATCATTCGGCTCTGCTTTGTTTCCTAATATACTATCTCCAAATTGAACAATAGTATCACCTGCCAAAGGTTTATCTAAAGATACTTGTTTGATATCATCAGTAGTTAAGACTCTTTTGAACACTGTATCTTTAATCTCCGGTTTAGATAAAAGATCTAGAAACCTAAAATAGAAGTTGCCACCTCGATCAAAATACTCTTGAAGTTTGAAGTTGGCATTTGGGGAATAATCTCGTAAAAAACCAGCAGCTAAAGCTCCCTCTGGCTGATTAGTGGTAGTTGATACAAAATAGTCACCGTCTGTATCAATTACATTTGCATCCTTTGCAGATATCGCTTGTACATTCGATCTATATTTAATATCGCCATCAAATATAGTTGTCCATTCCGGGATAGGCGGATTGTTAATGTCAAATCTTCTCATCCATATTTTGGTAATCGTATTAGAAGTGTTGTAATATACCAAGGTTTGCAAGAACCATCGATCATTGACATTCTCATTTATTAAATGAGTGATTGCCCTGATTGTTGACGGCACATCCGTTGCTCCATTTTGTACTAAATATACACCTTGCTTTCTGACGGCATTTACACTTGATCCCGATATGACTTGCCCTGAAAAAGCATATGAGGATGCTAGTTTTGCATTGGTTGCTGCTCCGTCGACAATATTAGATGTGTTGACAGCGTTTGATCCAACAACTGGAACACTTCCTCCCGTCATTGCTGTTTTAACTTCTTGCGCCAGCATGCCGAGCGTTATCTGTTCGTTTCCACCTTTGTCAACCTTTTGGGAAAGCCCGCTCAATAAATTTGTATTTACCTGAGTCAATGCTGTTTTATCCGCTTTTGTTATGCTTAAGCTATCTATGTCTGTTCGGTATCTATTTGAATCAGCTAATACAGCGACCAATGCACTAAATTCTGCCTTTTCAACAATCCCTACAGGTTGCCCCGCCAATTTTTGTACTGTTAACTCGAATTCTTTTAAGTTCGTTACTTTTCCATCTTGAATTATCTGTATACTTGCATATACTTTACCCGGCGTCATCATATGCACTGGGTATTCAATTGCAAACACGCTGGTTGCCTTGCTAACAACTGAAAAAGCAGTTAGGTCTGTTACTCCACTTGCTTCATTGTGCCAATTAAGATTTAAGGTTAATCCGGGGACTTCACCGACATTACCATTATTGGTAACTTGAACAGTGAGTGTGCGTCCTTTGTAATCGCCTTGAGAAACGAACTGCTTCTGCACGAAGCTATCACTCGCTCTATCAATCACTAAATCGACATCTCTAAATTGATTTAGTTCCAAATCCATCACTCCTAAAAATTTATGTGTTCTCTTGGATTAATAAAATCACTATTGGATGGCCATGGTCCATTTGTAAAAAATTGGAAGTGCAAATGCGGTCCAGTACTTGGTCCAGTTGTCCCCATATTGCCGATTTGTTGTCCCTGATTGACCGTATCGCCTACAGAAACTCTCAGTTGACTTTGATGTGCATACCCTGTGTAAAGCCCGTCAGAGTGCTTAATAACAACGTAGTTTCCGTACCAATCGGGGTAACTTCCAGCTATTACTACTTCACCAGCTGCCGATGCATATATAGGCGTGGTTGCATTTCCGTTCACTAGGTCAATTCCGTTGTGAAGCTCATACGATCCGGTAATTGGATGGTATCTGTAGCCAAACTCACTAGTCACAGTGACTGGCTTGCTAATCGGAACTACATATCCAACACTTTCATTCACTTTCACATATTGTCGTATCATCGCAGCATAGTGAAAGTTACCACCATTTACATACAGATACGTTCTGCCATCTGCTTGAGACACCGCATTTACATATGGATAAGTTGCACCAGTTGTATTTCCTAGTGAAGGAGCAACAACTGTTCTTGAATAAACCTCAGCCAAATCGGTGGTATTTACTCCACCTCTGTTTGAGAGCCAAGGGATATATGCACTACCGAAGTTGTAACCTTGCATCACTCCCCAGATATCTACGTTTTGATCCTGACCGTTTTTAATTTGTTGAGCTAGGTGTTTACACCCTTGTTTTACCGACGCTTCACCCGTAAGATAACCGGGACCAGGATAGCCCGCTGATTCAGAAGATTGCATGATGTCATCTGTTCCGTCAGTGCCGGGGTTTTCTACCATAATCAGCGCATAGGCTAGTCCGATATAATCCGAAATACCGTATAGTTTCGTATACTTTTCAAGCCAAGCAACGATATTCGCATTTCCGGTTATGTTGCTGCCGATATTTATTGGATCATATGTTGCACCACCGGGACCAACGCCTCCTCCAGAACCACCGGGATAAACTTGTTGTCCTTGGATTCTGATTTGACCCTGCACATCTAAGTCACCTGTTATACGGACATTCCCTTGATAAGTAACATCTCCACGATAAATCCCCGATCCATCTCCAAGAAATACCCATCCATACCCTTCTTTTGTCGAGATAAGAATGTACTTTCCATCGCCTTCTGTTTTAATTACAAGCGAGTTATCTTCAAGTGGTGTCGGCGTGGACGCTTCTGGAAAAGGATTGCCGGCTGAGTCAGTTGTACCAATTGTCCCAATTTGTCGGTTGGCTCCCCAGAACTCCATCCCTTTACTGGTTAACTCCATAATCTTTTTGCCGTTTTTCATCGCTTGTAACGATCCGGCTGACAGTTTCAGAATCTCGCCTAGCTTGTTAAATGATGTTTCGAAAATATCAGCAATGATTGATCCAGTTTGGATGAAGTCAGCGTTGAATTTACCGTCAATGGTCCAAGCTGTCTTAAATGGACTAGTGTAGAAATCGCCGTCAATAAATCCAATCCCATCCGAATTTGCAACTAAAAAATGACTTGATGTTTGAATAGAATCGCCGTCCATCCATACCATTTGAAATGGCTGCCGACTTTCCCCTCGTTGAGGATGATTAGCTGGATAATCAGATGGGGACATCAAAATAACCGCACCGCCATGAGCGCCACGGATAATATCTGATTGCCATTTGCTGATTTCAGTTGAATCATAGAACGTCATTTTTGTTTCAGCTAAATTGGTTACACTATTTTGAACACTTGCTG